CTACCGGGTGACTCCATAAAAACCTTGCAGTGATTGTGCCTTCATCCCAGTTTGTCGGCGCCTGGAAAGAAAATTGCGCGAATTCATCGGCGGCAGCATCAAAGTCCAGGGTGGATATCATGACCTGATTGGTCGTGGTTTCAACAGATCCAGCAGCAGCACCACTGGTAGTCTGCGCAACCATCGAGCCAGCAGGGAAGTAGAGTTCCTGGTTTCCGATCGCCAGATCAGCACCAGTCATCACGCATGAGACATATTTCGTGCCAGCAGGGAAGTCTACCAAAGCACCAGCATTGCTGGAGTCCTCGACAGTCACCCTGGAAAGCGTATCAGGGGCAGCATCAGTGACTACACCGACACCGATCTCCCAGTCAGCATCACCCACAATGAGGTATTTACACTCATTTGTCGTAGCGACACCATCAACAAAACTTACAAAATTAGCTACAGCACCATCCAGGTCCAGAGTTCCCGTCCCGGTAGTGGTAGTCGTTTCTTTTACCCGAGAAGCATATACTCTGGCCATTATGAATTTCCTCCAATTCCGATCTCTCCGATCGCGTGTTCAGCTATTGTAGCACCCGCATATAAACCTGTACCTGCAGCAGCCAGGATCCCATTATTGTAAGTTACTATAACAAAGCGTCCCGACACCACTGAAGCATTCTTGTCTGTTTCTGCCTCGACCCAGACTACATTGCCGGAATCGATAGCGTATCCTGGATCCTCTTCCAGCCTGTTATCCAGAGCAGTATCCATGTCCTCTTCGTAGGCATCGATCGTGATGCCAGTATTTCTCACCCACACTTTTCCACGCCAGGAGATCACCGGGGTTGCCCCTGTGATTTTTGTGGCACTCAGCCTGGTCTTTTTCAAAACTGCTGTGGCATTGAATGGGCAGTAAAATACCAGAGTTTTTGAGATGCCAGTAGCTGCTGGCATATAGGTAAAGACATTGCCACCAGTAGTATCCTCGATCGAGATCGCAGCGACATTATTGTCATTTACTGCTGGGGATGCTGCCCCACTACTCAGGACAGTCATTCCATTCACCCCGTACCCACTGAAGCTGGTGACATCAGATCCAGTATTGCTCAGGGTGTGGACATCATACTGTTCTTCGCCATTCTGATCGATATGCTCAATCAGGAGAGACAAGGCCCCATTAGTTCCCAGTCCATCGCTGGCAGGGGTGTAAGTGATCGTATAGGTGTCAGGGGCCGTAATGATTGTGGGGGTGTTGGTTGTATTGTCAGGGCATATCAGGGCAGATCCATCAGCGATATTAAGCACCGATCGGTTGCCAAACATTACATGAGAGTGAGTCTCCTCCCTTCGACCGATCGCCACTTCGTCAAAGAAGTCTGAGGGCCTGGTGGTAGTGGCATCAGCATCACCTGAGAGCGATTGATTCAGGGATGCCGTAGGTGTTCGATACTCACCATAGTAGGTATAGGCTCTCAGGTAAGTCATGGCTGTTAAGCCATTGTGGATCCTCAGCCTGAAGAATCGCCCAGCCTTTTCTTTTACATGGAATTCATGGTTGCCAGGGAATAAAGGGTGTCCCTCTGGTGGGACGGAAACGAAATTTATCTGATCATCAGAAAACTCAAAGTAGCTGGTGGCATTGGTGTCGCATTCAATCGAGGCAATTATGTCGCGCTCGTCCACATTCTCCCAGGGGCCAATGAATTCCTGAGATGGGCTTAATGGGGTGGTGGTGGTATTGCTGGACGATCCTATATTATTTTTTTTTTCGACAGCCCAGCCATTATCATAGAGAAGGGAATCTCCAGGCTGAAGTGTCGCGCCCTTGATCACGAAAGTGTCAATACCATCGTTAATCTGGACTTTTACTGTGTGAGCCCTGCCATTGTCATTGTATATGCTGATCTGCTCGACACCGACAGTATCAGTCTCTGAGGCAGAAGGGCCGGCAATGATGATGGGGGTTGTGTTTGTGGTTTTGAGCGCCCGGCTATCCAGGTCAGTCAGTTCTGCTGAGGTGAATTTGATATTGCCGTATGAGCAGACAACATCAAGTTCTGATCCTACGGATTCACCGAGGACCACTTCTAGCTGTGTATTGACACCTTTTAATCTTATCATTGTCCAGCATTTATCCTTGCAGCAATCTGGGACATTTTAACACCTGACTCTCTTTTTATCGCCTTTAATGCCCACGAATTAGCCTGGGCAACAAGTTCTTCAACAGCAGCGATATCCTTCCCCAGGTCTTTCATCCTGGATATGATCCAGCCAATCTGCCCATCTGCTGCCGATGCGATTTCTGAAGTCTCTTCAACCACAGTAACAGTGCTGTTGTTGCTGATAATCACTGAGTTCAGGTTATCCAGTAATGACAGAAACTCCTCGATCATGGCTTCAGGCCATCCTGTCATCTCCCTCAGTTCACTGGCATTCAGCCGGAGCGTTCTGTTCACTACCTCAGCCATATTTAAACCTCGCCTGAGCGAAAGCCATCCGGGACTTCGTCTGCCCTCGTAGCCTCATGCTGAACCAATCATCAACATATCCGAGCCGGTAAATAATAAATTCTTGGGAGTATGCGCCTGGAGCGCCATAGGCGATCGATGCTTCAGTTCCATAGTGGACTCCGTCATAGGTTATTGAGACCTGGACAGAGGCATCATCATCCGTGTTAAACCCTGGTATTGTAAATATCTCGAGCTCATCGATCGACATCTGGCTCAAATAGACAAAGGGAGTATCCAGGATCCACTCGACAGTGGCGCCGTAATGAGTCGCTACCGATTCATCCAGCACACCGATAGTGGCATCTCGCTTGTCACCAAACACCCACTCAGCCAGCCGGGGATCATATATCCCATGGGATGCTCTCCAGGTTTTATCGCCAGTGGTGTCCGTTTTCAGCCTGGTCCATGCCATCTCTTTCCCAAAACTCCCCAGGATATTGAGATTACACTTCAGGGTGTGATTCGGAAGCTGGAGAATAATATAGGAATAATCGTCACCTTTCCGGGTTTCCATCCAAGCATCTGCCAGGTCTTCTTCATTGTAAGTCTGCAGAATTTTAACCACTTCACGGGAGGCGATCGATTGCGCTCCACCTGATTCGACAGCGTATACGCTTATATCACCGTTTTTAGGGCCGCCCACCATGAACCATTGCCCACCTATCTCAGCCTTGAGATGAGTAGCCACAAGCCCATATCGCACGTTCCTGGAGGGGATCCTGGTGAATTGGAAGTCGGCAGTGGCTTCATTCACGAAATACTCGATAGAGTACCGGTTGAAAGCCATCAGCTTATTGTCTGTTGTCAGTCCCACACCCAGGATCGGATCAGGTGAGAAGTCAGATCCCGAGAATTTGAGCGGATCGATCGCAGATTCATCTGCAGCATCCGTATGAAATAGGAAGTCACCATCAGTAAAGACATAAAGGGAGTCCACCCAGACACCATCGATCGGTGTCCCGAGTTCAGGATCAATGACCTCTCTCAGCCCATTGGTGGCATCATATAGCCAATACTTTGTATTGATGATGATTGCCTGGGTATTCACTGAATAAGGGAGGGAAACTGGACCTGCTGAAGCACCAACAGTGCCGAGTGCATTCCAGGTCCCATCGGCATCAACAGAGCCAAAAACACCCCCATTAACGCGAAAATGCTTGTTTTGCTGTTCGTTCCAGACACCACCACGATCAGTGCCGGCGCCAGTTCCAATCTGAGTCAGCCCTGGTTCTTCATGCATATAGCCATCAGCGCCCAGTACAGGGCGAATGACTGCAGTCATGTTCACGGGGAGGTTGTCACGATAATCTACATTAGAGCCATGTTTATCGCCCTTGATGAGATTTACTTTTAATTCTTGCTGGGGCATCAGCCTACCTCGGGTGGATCAATCACCTCGAAACTGATTAGCCTGATATTCACTCGACCAGCACTATCTGTAACAGTGATCTGTACATATTGCCATGGACCGTATGATGCATTCTCTGTCGCTGTGACAGTATATGAGACAGTCCCTCCTGAAGTGCTTGAAGAGTCGATCGTTATCCGGGGATCAGCGACCAGGGTGGCAGTGGCGATCGTATTGTCACCCAGCCAGGCAGAGAAATCTGAAGTAAAGTTCTGGGTTTCGCCAGATAGGATATTCTCCACTCCAGGGACAGTCGGTGGTAGTGAAACCGGGTGGTTGTATCTCACCCAGGTCGGTTCTCTCAGGGTGTTGCCAGAACCTCTGGGCATCCTGGAAGATGGTTGAATTTGATTTGTTCTGTTTCGCGCTGTAATTGATGCGCTGGAATTCAGTCCACCCCTGGCTCTTAAATAGAGTTCTTGCGGGATAGATTTTCCGTAGGCAGTCACCACCCGTGTGGCAAGGTTCGCCACCATCATGGTGTTATGGGCAATCGTCACCCCTGTTGGGGAGTTGATGTCCGGGGTTTCTTCAAAATTGTAGTTTACATCGATGTTCTGCCCTTCCAGATACTGAGCCATCATTTCTTCAAGACGATTCAGGGCAATGACATTGCCGGAGGGACCTTGTGAAACAGTAATACCAGAGATCCTTATATCCTCGAAGGCAGCGTTTATGATATCGGCTTTCGTACTCATAGAGGGATCCTGGGTAAAGTAAAAGGATTGGGGGGATCACTCCCCCCGTTCCTTGTCAGGTAGTAGGGATTAGCGGTTTTCAGCTACACCTACAGCAGACGGGTTTTTCACCGTGATGCCGTACCATGTGAACAGCCTGAATGACAGAGTCATGTCAGCTATCGCGCCATCGTAAAGCATATACAGTGTCAGACCATTGGACATGGTCTCAGTGATCACACGCTTGCCACCAAACTCCTGGAAAAGTTCGGCTGGCACAGAGCCACCCATTACTTCAACAGCAGATTTGTCCCAGAAAAGGTTAGGACGGATAGAGGCAGAAGTGTTCACCCTGGTCACCACACACAAGTTCAAGATGGTGGTATCGACATTGGCGTATGCTTTCTCCAGATCAGACAGACCAGCATCATCCAGAGCGATAGGCTTCGGAAAGATAGTGATCGTAGTCGCATCCGGGATGTCCACAATAGTGAAAGTCATCGCTACACCGGTATCAGTCTTATCATCAAGCCCTAGAGCATTGATAACACCAGTACCTGGGTTAGTCAGATGGATCTTGTCACCAACAGTGTATGAACCAGAAGCAGAGATCGTGAGATCAGCTTCGCGGTAATCCACGTTAGTTACCACACCAGTAGCTGAAACAGAACCAGCAGATGGGGCAAAAGTCTGAGCGCCTGTACAGGTCGCAGCAGGATCCGCACCACCATCCAGCAATGGAAGGAATGAACCAGTATATACATCAAACTGGGCAACATTCGCACCGATCTGGCCAGTATTCCAGGTATCCGCAGGGCGGCCCTGAAGAGTCTGACGACCAGCAAGTTCGTTACCGAAGACCTGGTTTGTTCGATCATTCAGCAGGAAGCAGCGTTCTGGGCTTGCAAGCTGTCTTTCATTCATCAGGGCTTGCCCTTCTGAGATGAAATCAAAGCCTGAAGTGGCATTGTTATCATAATGCAGTGAGCCCTGTTCGACCATGGCAGTAGCGATGGCAGAGTTCAGGTTTGAAGCCTGGCGCTCACCTGAAGCTTTACCGCGACGTTCCCAGAAGCCCTTGTCACGAAGATTGTCAGCGCGTAGCGTAACGTAGTCATTCGTGGGAGTTCCCAGCAATGCAGGGTAAGTCTCTTCGATGATACCAGTTTCAGAACCTGTCAGGTCCCAGCCGGAAAGAATGGGGGCGTGTTGCTCCACATTTCTCCAGATATAGTTGTTTGAATTCTGCAGAGCAGATGCGTCCGGCTGCCAGAAATCAACAAGGTTCAGCATCATTTGCTGAGACTCGAAGGTTTCCAGAGCGTTCTCAAAAATTACTTCAGCGATTTTACCCGCCGATACGGCTTGAGCAGTCATAGGAATATCTCCAATTTACTCGGTTAAAATTAGCCTGTACCAATTAGTACGGCATTCCAGTGAATCGTTATTCTCCCGATTCAGGGATCTTCAACCGAGAATAGAGCATCTCGTATGCTTGCCTGAATTTGAACCGGACTAGGCAGCCCGTGGGTGTATTGTACCTCTTTTCGCCAGATAAAAAAAAGCCCCAATTAAGGGGCTTAAATCAGAGAGAAAACTAGCGAGATATACGGCTTATTGAGCCGGGTTTTTTAGCACCGATAGTTCCCCTGGTCGGGGGATTCGATCCACCTCTTTGTGGTGGACGGGATGATCCCATCGATGCCTTAGAAGCAGATCCCATTGTTTTTGATTTAGCCCCTCCCCTTTTGGGGGAAGATGCTGTGCTTACATACTTCTTTCTCATTTTATTCTTCATGCTTTCTCCAGGATGTTATAAGTGGACCAGGAACATTGTCCCACTACCACTCGCTCACATCAATACCTGCAGCCTTCGCCTTCTTCTTCGCGGCCCATGCTGCCTGTCCATCACGCTTGGAATGCGCTGCTCGGTAGGCTTTCAGCAATGATCGCTTCAGTCCACCATCCGGCTTTCCATCGCCACCAAGCTGGTGGGGAGGAGGAGGAGCATTACTCCGGGTATTACCACCAGCGCCAAGCTTCGCCTTTAAAGACTCCAGATACATGGCAGATGACAGCCCAGATGGATCCGAATCAAACTTGCCGAGGAAGGTATTCATCCTTTCCTTGTTCACACCCAGGTTAAATATAACCTTCTCCGAGCCTTCACCCAGCCTGGCAATCAGGCTGTCGGTGACTTTCTCACCAGATCCAGGGAATCGCTCCTCGAGAGTCTTTCTCACGATGGTATCGGCTTCCTGGTAGCGTTCCGGCTTTATCCCGGACTTCTGGACCAGGGCATGAGCTCGGGCATAGTGGCTGTCCACTTCCTCATTGGCTTTTTGCTCGGCTTCTGTCTGTTTCTGCTCGATTTGCTGGGCTTGCTGGTGTGTCAGTATCTCGCGCCTTGCTATTTCGGCTTTATAGTCCTGCCTGGCTTCCAGATACTCCAGGTCGGACTTGAATTTGTCCCGCTCTGGCTCTTTGAGGTCGGATACATTGGGAATTATGGGCTTTTGAGTCCCAGGCTGGGGCTTTGCCTCTTTTAGCTGGGCTATTTCCTGCTTGAGTTCATCGATCGTGCCTTTGTACTTCTTCCTGATCTTACCGGCATCCGAATCAGTATATTTCTTTTCTGGATCCGGAGCGTTTCCTTCATCATCAAGCATCCAATCTTCAGTTTTAGTTTCTTTATCTGGATCTTGATCATCAGCATCAGGATCCCCTTCGCTGTCATCTCCTGCAGCATCCCCTTCACCTGAAACATCGGGATCTGCATCGTCATCCCCAGAAACCTGATTCTCATCATCTGTGAGTTCGTCGTTATCTCCCAGGTCATCTTCATAAAGACTGTCCTCTTTGGCTTTTAGGGTGGCTTCTTCAGCCTTTGCAAGTTCCTCCGCTTCCTTTTCGTTCTGCTTCTTCAGTTCTTTGAGTGATATTGTGCCTTCTACAGCCATGGTTTAGCCCCTCCACAGGGTGGTTTTTCCTCGATATCCGATCGATACGGTGTGACATAGATCACAGTTCTGCATTGCAAATTGTAGCACCAATGAGTAAAAAAGGTGTAAAATCGCTATTCGGAGGTAACATCTATGGATACGCAGAAATTTAAACCATTCATCAGTGACGATTATGAGTTCTCGCTCGACCAGGAGCAGATACTCATGGCTCTTCGCGCCCTGGAAACTCATTTTGCTATGAAGGGATATCCTGATCTCGATCATGTGAGCGTTATGGCTTTCTTGTCAGCCTATTCACTCAAGTGGGGAGAGGATTTTTTGGGGGAGGATTTCGATCCAGCCATGCTGGTTGATGCCTCCCCTAATACTTCTATAGCCCCAGACGTTTCAATAAGTCTGCACTAATAATACCCGACACCGGGTTCATCTCAAGCGATCTGCGCAATCCTTCTTCGGGTTGCGTCCGATCGTAGTTTTTCGCCTTCAGATATTCAGGGATCATGTCGAATATCTCGATCTCCTCCTTCATCACTCCCAAGCCCTGACCAGGGATGGTATACGGATAGGTATTGTGGGTGGACCTCTCTATCGTTCCTTTCGGATCGATCTCCCCTATGTTCTGCAGTCCAAACTGTGGCGCATTGATCTGATTAGGGGCTGATACAGCCATTCGTGCCTGAGATATAGATAATCCTCCCTTCTCCCGGAATCCCTTGTCCATGGTGGATACCACCCTGTCTCTCTGGACTCTGGGCAGCGATCGGAACATCTCGATGGACATTGGATCATCCACTGACTTGAAGCCTGGAATTAATTTTTTAAGCTGGGCATTGAGCGATCTCTTCACCCCTGGTCGCATATTGGCAGAGGCATGGGCGATCATAGTCTCACCGGCTGAGGTATTGAAGTCACTACCTGTCGGCGCCATTCTCCAGGGTAGCCAAAGTGGTGGCTGTCCGGTTTCTTCCAGGATCTCATTTGCCAGGCGCATATACATATTTGCTGGTTTTAAATCCCCAGCCCAAGCTGCCAGATTATCAAACATGAAATCCTGGCCACCCAGCAGATTGACGGGATCGAATTCCTCACCATTGATGGCTTCCAGGAATACACCGGCATCCATCCGATCGGCATAGTGACTGATAAAGCCCCTGCCCTCGTAGTCAGCGATCGATACCTCGGGAATCTCCCCTATTCTTGATGCTGATACTGTCCTTTCCAGCCCTTCAAGCTTCGGTATCTCACCCTTTCGAGGATCAACATTGACACCTTTCAAAAACCTGGGATCGAATCCCTCAGCGCCTGGTCGCTGGACTTCCCGGGCAGCTTCAAAGTTGTCATAGACTGATCGCAAGTGATCGGTGTCATATACCCCATAATTCCAGGTGGTATCATTTGCGAATTCCTTCACCTTGAATCCATCAAAGCCATTTTTGCCGATCGCGTGTTGCACTCCATCGAGTTCCATGTATTCGTAGTTGCCATCCTTTATCTGCTCAATAACCTGGTCGGTAGGCATCAGATCACCATACTCGTCAGTAATGCCCCCGAAAGTCTCGGCGTATTCTTCTATATCAGGGATTATCTTCTCCATCTGTTCGGAGTCTGTTGGATCAAAGAAATTCTTCGCTTTCGTGTAATAGGGGAATACCGCAGTGCTCCCTGGACTTCCCTGAAACCATTCATTTTGAGGACCATCAGTGAAATAGTTTGCAGTATTCGGATCACTGGCCAGATAGGTGACACCAGATTCTCCAGGCAGAATTCCTTGCGCATCGATATCCTCGGCTGCTGCTGGAGTGCCATGATATAGAGGCAAGCTGGTATTAAAGCCCTGCTCTCGCGCTCGTAATAGTCTCTCCGGGGTAGGCGCTCCCACCTTGGTGATCTGATCCGGGCTGAATACTGCGAGGTTCTTCACGCCACCCTGGTACTCCCTCATCTGGACAGCATCAAAGCCCAGTGCCTTGATCTGGTCCGTCACTGCAGGGATTTCCATTGTCTGGTACAGCCCACCTTCATCGAGTCCTATGTTGAAGTATTCTTCCGGTGTCAGATCGCTATCACCCAGCCAGCTTGTTCTGCTGCCATTCACCTGGTCGGCAGATTGCGCGAATTTCTCCATGTCCATGTTCTCCCGGAGCAGATCCAGGTGTTCAGGGTTGTCAGGATCGAAGGGATTCACCACATCGATCTCCATCTCATCGACAGGACCATAGGCGCCGGCTTCAATCTCATCCGGGGAAACGTGGATCAGCCCGGTTTCAGGGTTCAGCCTGGGGGAATCATTGTACTCACTGCCCCGGTAATACTTCTGGATCACCTCCTCGCGCTCGGCTGGAGTGATTGGCTCACCGTTCCTGGATCTCACATCGATGAGAGAATCATCAAAGATCACTAGATTGCTCTCTTTGCGTTCTAGCGATTTCCTGAATTGCTCTTCCATCTTGGCTTTTTCTGCAGGGGATTCGTGTACACCTCGCATGAATTCAGCCAGCCCAGCATCGATGTCTCCACCATGCTTGGCTACCATTGTGGCCAGCTTTTTCTCCATGATGCTCTTGGACCTGGTTGTCCCAGTGTCATATCGAATACCAGGGATTCCCTTACTATTCAGCAGGGCTGATATCTCTTCAGGGCTCATCCGGGTAGCCAGTTGTTTGTATACTGACTCACCTGTCTGAGCCTCCATTGGCTTGGCATCACCAAAATAAGAAGCCATGTCCTCATCGGCATAGGCTTCAATCATTTGCTCCCTGAGTTCGTTCACATCCCAGACTTCATCGTCTTCCAGTTCATTCCAGCTACTGTTTGGATCAATTCTCTGGGCGATCCCGATCATCTCATCAACATCCTTTCCTTCCAGCATTTGCTCGAAAGATCCACCCATTGTTTCATTGTAGGCTTCCGTCAAGGCATTCCGTACCTTTTCTGGCTGGACAGACATAGGCAAGTCCCAGTCCAGCATATCCTGCTTATTCGCGTTAATGCCCACTTCGTATAGGTTCTCGGCAGGTTTGCCTGTCACTATTGATTCCATCCGGGTTGCCAGAGACTCGGCAATAGCTGGATCGATATTCATGGGCTGCCCATCAGGGCCATAGATGTATTCGCCAGCATTCTCCTGGGTAATCATCTCCCGGAAATCATCAGCATATTCCTGGTCGAATTCCACAGTATCCATGTGACCACCAGAATAGAGGTCCTCAAAATTGGACATCGCGCCCTCAAATATCTCGCGCTCTTCCGGAGGGAGGGAGTCCTTGAATTCCTGCAGTTTCTTTCCATTAATCGTGGTGTTATTAGCGACATTATTATTGCGGATGCGCATCTTGGCGTAGTCTTCAGCGATACCCCTGGTCTCAGTAAAATAAAGCCCATGCCCGTATGACTGATTCCCTTCACCTGTACCTATTTTCTCCAGGCTAAACTCGTCAAATTTGTGTGGGGATCCATGCCATGCATCGATCGCTGCTTGTTCTTCCTTGGTAAGAGGTTCACCGTTTCGATGGGTAATCTCCAGCAGATCACTATCAAAAACTACATAGTTTCTCTTTCTGGCTTCCATTGTTTGATCGATCTCTGTCCTGTACTTATTGATGAAGTCCAGGGCATACAGTGCATCCTCATCGCCATCATCAGCGCGATTTTCGAGCATAGATATCGCGTCATCCACATCACCAGCCATGTCACTGATAACTGATCCAGCCTCATCGGCAGCGAATTCGTACTCCTCCGGGATATCCATATTGAGAACAGGCATACCGCCTTTGCTACTGCCATCGTAATACCGGACTCCAGAAAGCCCCATGCCATTGAGCATCTTGGATGCTTTCTCCTGGCCACCTTCTTCCTGAGAGAGAAACTTATAAAAGGATTGTCCGTTCATGTAGCCATCAGGGGGATCGGCTTCATATTTTGCCCACTTCTCTGGGTTCTTGGTTTTATATTGTTCTATTGCACCCTGGACAGCTTCTGATTGATCAAGGATGTGAGCATCCCAGTCAATGAGAGTATCGGGATCCAGGTTCGCTTTAACATTGTAAAGATATCCTGAAGGGGTTTTGTCTGACACCATGGCTTTGAATTCAGGAGTAGCGTGATCGTCAATCATTCTCTGAAGAAGGTACGAATCCCCTTCTGCCATCATTTCGGCTGTGACACCTTCATCAGCCATTGCCTGGGGATATTCTTTTGCAAACTGCTCAGACAATTCCTTTCGTACTTCAGGAGAAAGAGCCTGTTCAGTGGATAGGAGATCCTTATAGAATCCTGCCACCTCTTGATTTTCTGCAAGGTACGATCCCCAGCCCTGAGCCTGAGCGCCCTCACCCGATCCCATTTTGCCAAGGTCAAACTCGTCAAACTTGTGAGGCGATCCATGCCACAGATCCAGGGCTTCCTTTCTCTGTTCCTGGGTTACCGGCTGGCCATTCCTGGAAACTACCTTCAGGCTTTTATCATCATAGATAACGAAATTGCGAGTGCCTTCGGCTGGGCTTCCTGCAGCATCAAGCTGCCCTCGGTTGTGAGCATCAAGGTATCGGTGACCAGGGACTCCTGCTTCATTCAGTATTTTGCTGGCATGATCCTGGTTTTTCGCCTGGTCGCCAGACTTCAGTGCATCACCGAGCTCTGAATATAACTCCATCCCGGTGACTTCTTCCGGGGCATCGAGCATCCCCTTGATCATTTGAGTGTACTTGTCTGTCAGCAGGACATTCCCGCCTTTTTCTGCAGCCTTCGCAGCGACATAGTCTGTCAGGTTCTCCAGTACATTGGGCTGTTCGCTTAATGGCTTCTCCCAATCCAGAATAGAATCGGGATCGACATCTACTTCCACGTTATACAGCGATCCAGGAGGCGACGCATATCGCTCCAGGACAGCCTTTTCTGCATCACTCATGACATCACCATAGTCATCGAGCATACCGCGAACCATGCCAGCTTCTGTCTGATTTGGGGCTATATCGCCTGGAATCTTGTGCTTATTGATGATCGGGACCATCTCTTCCCATGCTTCCTCACCCAGTTCATCAATGTCAGGGTTATACAGGGATATCGATCCCATGCCTCGCGCACCCTGTTCTCGATAGAAGTCGGCGACAGCCTTGTCCTCAGCCAGATATAAACCTGATCCAAAAGCTTGCGCTCCTTCACCTGTTCCAATCTTACCCAGGTCGAAGGCATCAAATTTGTGAGGTGATCCATGCCAGAGGTTCAGTTTCCTTCTGACTTCCTTGCTTAAATTCTTATTTCCCTTGAGTTTTTTTAGTGCATTAGCCCCAGCATCACCGATCACCGGCACAATGCCGAGCGCAGTGATCCCGGTTAAAACCGCAGCTTCAAGGAAGTCTCCATCATTGTAGGCTTTCTGGGCATCACTGAGCAGGAGCGCATCGCTTGCCCCTGGAGTGAAGTCGATCGCGGTTACCACATCCCTAGCGCGTCTGATCGCCCTTTGCCTGGAGATAGCATCATCACTATCGCTGACCAGGAAGTCGAATGCTTTATTGAACAGCTTATCCCGGAGAGTCTCTTCAACAGGTTCGATCCTGTATTGCCCACCATTAATGGGCTTGAGCAGTTTTGGGCGGGGATCGTAGAATTTGCCAGAGTCAGGGGATTGATGCCATTTCACGATGGCATTCATCATGTCCTGGGGGCTGGATCCTGGGGGCAATTCAATGAGAGTATCATTGCCCACCTCCACCTCAATGGGCTGACCCCGGTATGGATTAAGCAGGTCTGGCTTTGCCATTTATGCGCTCTCTAAATTGCGGGACTCTGGGTTGTAGCGCATTCTCCTGGGACCAGGAACAGGGGCGGCCGGCTCATTGGCAGCAGGTTGCTGCACTCCAGCCGATCCTCGCAGATTACTGAAAGCTTTCGCGCCCTCAGCACCAGCTTTTGCCTGATTAAGCTTGACTGTTGATCCAGCCACTTCAGCATCCACCTCGGCAGCGAATCGCCCTGTCTCAGCCTTGAATTGCTCTGTCTGAGCCTTAATCTGGTTGGTCTGGGCATTCATATTGTCAGCCTCAGCCTTCCTCTGTTCGGCTTGTGCAGCGATTGTCATGGCATCTGGCTGCTGGTTCTGCTGTGCTTCCTGAACCATCTGCATCTCTTCCTCGGTTTCCGGCTTGCGAACACCACTCATCAGCAGTTGCTGTCTCACATAATCACGGATGTCATCGAGTCCCACACCATCAACCAGGGTAAGGGCTTGCATCGCCAGAATTTTGGATAGATTCGGATCCAGGGCAGCCATTTTCTCTGCGAGGTTCTCCAGGTGATCCCGAGTTCTTTCGCGTTTTGATGAGTAGGATTGCCCGATCTCGGCAAATACTTCAAATTCTGCATTCGTCAGATCATTCAGCACCACAATGTTTCCAGACTCCTGGTCCATCACGGTACTCAGTAATTCTTGCTGTTTCCTGGTCCCATCACGGGCAGTCAGAGTCACTGTTCGTGGGGAATCATAAACGATAGTGGCCATGCCAGCGTAGACCTGGGCATCATATCGCTTGGCGTGTTTCATGTTCTGCTGATATACCAGTGACTGCTGATCGAAGCGGGCAGTCAGTTGCTCGATGGCGTAGCCACTCATCTGGTTGTCAGCGAATTCCTCCGGGACTCCAGGATTGACGACATCCTCAACAGCCTGGCGAGCCTCCTGGGACAATTCAACCATCCCGGCTGGCATCTCAGCCCGTGGCAACATCTCCCTGGATCTCTCGATCGGGTTACCATTGCCATCAATAGCGTTATACATATAGTAAGCGAAATTGTTTTCAGCCCCGGATTTGTCATACATCCACTCATGTCCTGCCACCTCTTCAGGGGTGAACATAGGCTTCGGACGGGGTGATCTGGTAGCGATCTCAGCCAGATAGGACAGCATAAAGTTGCGCAGTCTCTGGGGATCCTTCGCCAGCCTGATAGCGCCTTCCCATATTTCCTCACCTTCAACGAAAGTCCTTTCACCGTAGGTGTGAACCACTGGGATGTTTTCCCCGGCTATCTCTACCGCGTCGGATAATACTTCCTCACCGGAAAGGATAGTCAGGGTGACACTGTATCGCTCGATGACTTTCTCATCTGTTATCTGGTAGCCACCATCCATGAGCTCATCGATGATTTCCACGACCTGGGAGTTCAGAACCTGCTGGATATTGCCACCAGGATCCTCCATCGTCAGGACTTTGTCTTTTACCAGGGTTTTTTCATACCAGCGACAGACATAGATTGTCTCGCTTTGTCCGGATATCCATGGGAATACATAGGATTGCTCGGGCTGGGCGAAGCTGTCCGGATTGAGATCCTCTACATCCTTGTCCTCACCAGTGAGTTCCTTTACCAGCCGACAGTAGCCAGTGGCGCTATATGGGGCAAGTATCCCCCAGTTCATGGCATCAGACTTGTCCAGGCGCTTGGCATTGCAGTCCGGGAAAGAAACATTGTTCGCTTCGTAAATGGGGCGCCGGCGAATTACCTGCTGCTTCTCACCATTACGTTTTGATTCATATTCTGTATACAGTTCCCATCCACCCACGCCACAATCCACTGCTTCCAGGGATGCATTGTCATAGGATTCAAGGGAGGTGTTGCGTCTGTCATCAGTCAGGTAGAGTCCATCCAGGATCTCGGCGCCATCTTCTCGCGCCTGGTCTACCGGTTCAAAGTCTACTTGGACAGGGTTCGCTCTAAGGTCGGCAATGATATGCCTTGTGCCTTTACGGATGATATTGAATTCACCCCGGTAGGCGTTCTCGGTGTCTTCCAGGAGGGTATCATCCCACTGCGTCACCCATGCAAATACTCTATCATCTGCTGCCCTTCTGCGGGTTTCTTGGTTTGCTTCAAAATTGCGATCGAATTCGCGCTTGATGTCTTCAAGGCGATCGTCATCACCTCGACCTTCATAATCGTTATCGGTTTCGTAGTCTGACATCTACCTTCCGCTCCTCATGGGCTTTATAGTAGGTGGTCGGGCTGCGGTCCGAGCCTTGATTGGGGGCTTGTATCTTAGCGACATCATAACTGTATCGAATAGATTGGGCGATGATAGTTTAAATCTGCTTTTCATTTCGTCCTTCGTATACAGTTCATTCAAGCCATTGCGATTAGACTTTCGTGGAATTCTACAAGCTTCTGCTCTGAATTTCCTCAATAATGGCATTGTACTAGAAAAACTTATTAATGTATCAGGATCCTGGTAGCCGTATGTCTGGGGCTGAGTCACTGCCAGATAGGTGCGGTACACCCGATCGCGGAATTCAAAGGCATACTGAGCTCGCTTGTTTTTGAATACATCCTTGTTCTGCAGTTGCCCCCTGACATACTCCTCGAGTGCCGGTTTATAGGGTGCATTAGGATCATCCGGTGACTCGCTCGAGTTGAATGCCGTGATCTCTACCTTCTTCCCTTCAAAGTCCTTTGAGAATTGCTCTACCAGCCCAGCACCCATGCCAATGATGTCCCATGTAAAGTAATCACAGCTATCCTTTAGCGCCCAATCCGCGGCCCAGTGACCACCATCATTCACATTGCCATCGATTTTCTCTTCGATCCTGGTTATCACCGAGCCATGCCTGGTGCAGTATCCTTTGCTGTCGTTCCCCAGGTCGGACGGATCATGCGATCCGATGACAGCGCCCCTGGCTTCAAAGCCCAGGGTTTTATGCGCATCAATACAGGCATCGAACCACTCTGCCAATAGCAGGGCATCCTCAATACTGTCATTGGTAGCGCCTTCCCAGATGTGATCGTATAGTGCTGCTGGCATATTTTGCTTGTCCTCCAGGCGCTCACGTTCCATGCCTGAGTCCATAAACCATGGGTTGTCCGAGTAGTTCATCTTAATGACAAGTCTCAGATCATCCTCATAATACCCGTGTTTCTCTACTTCCCCCAAATAAGGCGCGATCCGCTTGGTGAATGGATCCTCCATGCTGCCGAGGTTAGCTACAAATATCAGCCGGACTCCTTCGTTCCCTGGTCCCTCTTCCTCCAGCACCTGGGGCAATCCCTTGTTTGGTTTTTTACGGGCCGATGGCATCAGTGTCTCGAGGGATTCTTCACTGCAGAATTGTGCTTCCTCGATCAGCCAGGTCTTGAAACCGAATGCAGACTTTACCGATGATGGATTGCGGGATATCCCCTTGAAGCTGAAGACCTGGGTTTCCCCTTTGCTGATTGTATTCTGGGTAGTCTCAAAGCCTGGGATCTCCAGGCGCTCGATCTCGCTGACCAGGAGAGCATGGACAGAGTCACTGATCGATGATTGAAATTCGCGGAGACAAAAGGTTTTTGCATTGTAATCGTGGGCATCAGCAAGACAGATATCACCAGCCGTGATGGACTTTGCTGATCCCCTGCCACCAAAAATAAATATCTGCCGGGCTTTGGTGGTGAGGACTCTCTCAAGTTTAGCCGGGATGTAAATGTCTACCGGCTTGTCAGTCTCTACCCACACACCCTGGTTTTTCTGGATGGAGCGGAGATGCCCCTTGTCTGGGGATACAAGCCCGAACACCGTGGAGTTCTCTTCCCTTTTCTCCAGTTCATTGGTGATCGATATTACTAGCGCCTTCTCCTCGGCAGCCAGTTCCTCGAATCGATCAAGGTTCACTCTGCAGGTTTGTCCTTCGTTTTCTCCAGTTCCATGTGGACATTGGTAGTGAAGAAAGGCAGGGGATTGAGATCAATATCACCGACCAGGGAGAAGTGACCATACTCATCGTCATCAAACTCCAGGCGATCAAGTAGCGATCGGGCATTCGCCTCGGGATCCAGGGCAGTACACCCGGAAAGGGCGATCAGGAATACCAGTACCAGGGTGATGTTCATTATCACCTTGAAGGTGGGAGATAGTTCATTATCAATATCATTCAGGTTCATTCCAGGATCCTCCGGAGGGTTTCTTTAAGTTTGTCTGAGTCGGTGTTCTCTACGTCATCGAGACTTATCAGCCCGGTGACACCCTTTGATTCTGTCTTATCCACCAGCCCGATCAGCCTGGAGATTATCTGTCCATTGAATATCCCGGCACTCGCGCCTTCTAGCTGGATCGCTTCCATGGCATTGTCCACCATGGCGATCACATCGGCAAAGTCCGGCTGAGATGTCCTCCACTTGTTCCAGGTCACCCGGTGAATACCCAGATGGGTAGTCAATCCCTGCAGGGTGGGCGCTCTCGCCTTGATGAGATTGCGATTAACTGCATCGCCACCTACCGCCATCAGTTTGTCCTCGAATAAAGGGTTGAGATCACACCACTCAAAGTATTCGACACAGGCTTCCATCAGGTCCTCTGGTGTCTCATAGGCTCTGGGCTTGCCGTGGTTTAATCTCCGGCGCCAATACTGGTTAGGTCCCACCTGTTCCTGGTCTTCAGGACTCAGTGGGTTTTCGTTCTCAGTTGTCATGTCTCACTCGCTTGGCTGCCACCATTGCCTGTCCTATAGGATTCTTCCTGGGCTTAAACTTTCCCAGGATATATGGACCATAGACAGCCTGTTCCTTATTGTAAAACAAAGCACCGGCACAATGGGCAGGGCGCTCAGGCACTCGTAATGGCTTCACAGTATACCTCTTACGGGATCCAGGGTGTAATCCCCAACAAACTCGCCCTGATCATTCTTGCGGAATTCTGCCTGGAATGCCTGGGGAATTGCCTGGGGGAAACTATCGACCAGGAAGGTGGTGAAGGTAGTTAGCCTGGCATCAGGATAGTTATATCCTGGGGGCGCTTGGGTTAATTTCTGGGCTGATACTTGCATAGCTACTCCTGGTCTAAGTCCTGCTGGACTTCGTGGTTGTCATTGATTTGATCGATTTCATCTTGCAGTTCCAGGATGCGCTGGGCCATGGCTTCCTTCCCGCCCTGGGATTTCCGGGCATCCTCCTGCAGTTGGTAGATCGTTTCCTGGGCATCATCGAGTTGTTCTGTCAGGCTTCTGATCTGGTTTTCCTTCGGGCTTAAAGCCCTGCCAATGATCCGCAGTAATGCCCTCAGCCGGATGTGGACGATCTCGGCACTATCCATGCCAAAGAGCTCTTGGATATCCTGGTCTTCCTGCATTATCTTGATCTGCTTTCTGTCCTGTTCATTCATGGCTCATTCTTATCCTTTGGTTTTGTTGCTATACATCTCACGCACCGACCACAGCAGCCATACACTCCTGCCCAGGTCCCACCACAGTTCAATTCCTGGCGCTTGCAGGGGGTGTTTTCACCCTCTTGCCTCTTGAAAGTCTGACCACTGGACGGGCGATCCCTGTCAGTCATGGTCGTCTGTTCCCCACTGTGATTACAGTTCCCCTTACATTGTAGACTTGCAGGGGATGCCCATTCACCTCCACAATATCACCGGGCATGAAGTCTCGGGCATTATCAGTTGTGATCTGGACAGATCCAATGCACTTGCTCCATTGATCCATCCATCGCTCATCCTCCAGGATCAACCAGTTGACATACATGGCTATCACATAGGCCAGCAATATCAGTGCCAGTGTCATATCTTAGCCCTCATCTCTCGGATAGATTCCCGGATACAGCACAGGATATCCAGGACAGCCTTGATGCCGAATCCTACTGCCCATGCTTTCTCATCGATCACCAAGCACAGCAGACAGCAGATCGTCCACAGTGCAGCGATTATTTCCTCTGATTTAGAATCGTTCATATCATCAATAGCTGCCTGATCTCACCTATAAGATCAAGGGCTACCTCTTTCTGTTCGTTAATCCGGGCAGGGCCAGTGGTTAATATGTCGCGCAGTGCTGGCTCGGGCTGTACTTCCTCTGGAAGCTTCGCGTCCGGATCTCTTTGGGCTTCTTCCGTTCTGCCTCCGGTGATGACCAGGCGCAAGTGAAGAAGCTGATCCGTTATGTGATACAAGTTGTGAATTGCATTATCCATGCGCTCTACACTGGTCTGGGAGCCCTCTTTAGCGGTTGCATTCATTAGACAATCGCGCTCATTCTGCGGTTTTGCTGTTTCGTACCCATTCATGCTGCTTACCTCTTTTGGTTTTTGTGGTTTTTGATTCGCTTTCCTTTCCTGAGTTTTACTACAGGGCGATCGATGCCCGTGTTCTTTTGATCGACCAGGTTCACACCCTTCATCAGTATGCTGGCTCTCCATGGGGCTATATTCCCCCGGATCATGAGTATCTGTTTGAATTCGTAATCGATCGCGTCATTGTATTTGGTATCGATGACACCCTTGGCAATCAGCCAGTGGAGAATATCGTGGCCCAGGGAAGCTTCTTTGATGTAATCACCGTCGAAATATCCCGTGGCGTAATCCCAGGCGCAGCCCACATGAGCCTGGATGTAAAAGAATCCATTCTTGTGGACCAGGGAGTAATACCTGGAGCGATGTATCACCTGGTCGGGCTGTTTCCCGGTTGAGAGTCCAGGCAAAGTGAGCCCGTAATCACACCTGAGCCTCCATTCCCACTTCTTTACGACCTGTCCTGCATTGCCCAGATCATAGAATTCCAGCGTAGGTTGCATTGACTTCGCCATAATTAATCCCCTGGTTCGCAGTCCATTAGTAGCTGACAGCGTATAAGTGCCTGATCTTTCTCGAGTTTAAAGATTCTTTCGTTCAGTGCTTTTCTGTCCTGATCCTGGGTGTCATCTGTCTCTTGGATGTCTTCTCTCAGTCCATCGAGAATCTCTTCTTCACCGGACTCAGATAGGGTGACGAATCCTCCCCCACCTACCACCATGGTGAACAGGGTGATCAGGGAAGCATTAGTGAAGGCGCTTGATTTTTGGTTCTCTTCCGACATCAGCTTGCTCGGTTAATTACCCAGATTACTTCTTCGTCTTTATCCAGGGTTTTCTGTACCTGGTCCTGCAGTTTTTCGTAGTTGTTCAGCAGGGGGCAGCCAGCAGTGTGGCCAATGTTAGTTCCGGCATGGACTCGTATCCCATTGAAAAAGATATCGTCCTTGCGGATCGAGTGATCAGGGGCGTGATTGAACAGCACCATCATGTCTTTCTTGAATGCTCTGGAGTAGGTGATCCGGACCTGATACACCCCTTCAGGGATGCAAGTCTCGCCTGGGATCTTTACTCCCTGGGGGCGGCCGGCATCTTCCAGAATCGTCTGATCCCACTCTTTGCCATTGACGTAGACCAGGGACTCGGTGCGATCTGCTTGGTATTTACGAAAGGAGTTGATAATCATGGGTTGTCTGCATTCCCAGTTGAATTGAAGGCATAAAGCCAGAATAGTCTCGATGATCATGGTTCATCAAGAATTGCTGTTGTTAGCTGCCTGGAGCGAATCTATACGAGAGTGCGCCCTGGATATGGCTTTGTCATTATTCTCTGTGGCTTGCTTCAGGTATTCAACATGGACTCTCAATCCAGCCACTGTGAGTATCGATGCACCCCCGGCTGATATTGCCCCGGTAAGTACAGCAGTCAGGATGATCATCACCTGGTCAGTCATTTCCTACCTCTTTCTTCTTCTTTGCCTTGATGAGTTTCATGATCAACAATCGTGTACTCTCTGCTAAAAATAGCAAGGGGCTGATCCAGATCAAAAAATCTACGATATACGATCCGTTCACTGTGTACCCACCAATTCACACTTAGAACCATCAGTTCTAAAAAGTTTAGCAGTATTGTAACAGACCAATGTTGCATTGGCGTGAGTCCGATCTGCCATACCATTGAGGCATTAAGAGCGATCAGTATAAGTTCTATGATCCAAGCAATGAATAATGGCACAGTGATATCTAGCGAATGATAGAGCAGGATTGTAAAAGCTGAGGCAATAATCAGGGGGTGGAAGTGTTGCCCGTAGTCAGGGGCATACCCCAGATAATAGAGGATCGTGGTGCTGAAATAGCCAAAGCCAAAAAATATCATAGCCCGAGCGCCTGGAATCGGGTGAAATAAAATGGCAATTAAGCAGAAAATGCCCAGAATGATGGGCATGATCTCAGCAATGAGAAGAATTATGGGCAAGGTGGCCCACCTGGATCGCCACCCCTGGTCTGGATACCGCCATCACCGGCAGGACCAAAGTTGAAGGTGATGTCCTCACACCCAGCGCCGGCTCTTAATGTGAAGAGTCCTCGCTTGGTATTGTCATCCCAGCGTAATGCGATCGCAAACTTGAATGATCCCATCTCTATTTCGGTTTCACATGGAACATCTTTTGCTCCAGGCTTTACTTTATCAACCATTTTCATCTCCCTATGTATTGCACAATTTTACAAAATTGAAAGGATACTGTCATCCCTTATCGCTCTCCAGTCACGGCTTGCACCCATATCGCGTCTAATCTCGCGCCACTCCTTATTGACGATCTCCCGGATCAGCTTGCAGTCATGCGCTGTCGGGTGAGTCATTGGATGTGGACCATTCAGCCAGTCAAGCATCTCCTGGCCGTATCGGATCACGATCCCCTGAGCATACTCTTCTTCCATCCGGTTTTCAGCATACTTCGAGTGCTTCACCTTCAGGTTGCACCCGGCACACTGTTTGTGAACATTGGCAGGATGAAAGCGAAGCTGGGGCATTGCGCCTACACTCTTGAAGTGGCCGGCATGATAGATGTCTTTGTGTTTCCCACAGGATATACATGGCCACTCATCATCCAGCAGGACAATCCAGCGATTGAAATCTCTTTTCGTGCGCTCAATAGCCCAGGGTAAATGGTTCTCTTTCCTTTCCTGGTCCCGGACTTTCTCCACCTTTTGCCTGGCTGCCGGTTTCCTGGAATAGTTCAGGATGCACTCACTGCTGTGGAAATTGCCAGCCCTGGTCGAGATCATGATATCCCGATCGAATCGATCCTTGCACCCAGTACACTTCAGAGTTTTAGTAGGCAACATTCACCCCCGTACCCCGAAGGATTTCCACTACTGTGGCGTAGGGGATCCCCGTCATCTTGTGGATTTTCTGAGGACCTCTGTTGTCCTGGAAATAAAGGGTTTTTATCCGCTTGGCTTGTTCCTCTTTAGTTTTCACGGGCTGCCTCCAGGATCTTATCCTTTACCCTTTGCCCTATTTCAAACAGTTGCGTCTGCCTATGTTCAGGGGTATCGATGGACATATCTACTGCGCCCAGGTCTATGGGGCCTGACATGAACAGATCGGTGGGCTGGTATATAGTCCTGGTCCAATCCTTGAATTTCCAGTTGTAAGTCAGTAATGGCTTGAATTTAGGCTTCACGGGCTTCCCCCTGCTCGGCTTTCAGCTTCATATACTGGCTGTCTTTCTTGATTGTAAGCTGAATTCCCTTCTCTATTGCCCACTGTTTGTGGGTATCCATGGCAAATAGGCGATCACCTACACTCGCCTGGATCTCCTCGGTGCTTTTGGTTCTGCTCCAGGTTTTCCGGAGTCCATCGGCATCGAGTCCCAGGTATTGGCTGGTGAATAGTTCGTGGGCATCTCTTTGCTCGAAAGCCCTTTTGCCTACCATCTCGCCATTGCTCCGGATATACAGGGGCATTGTCACTCCCTGCCATGCCATGTGCTGGGCAGTTTCCTGCATCCACATCATCCAAGTATTCAGTAATGTCTGGCTACCTGGATTTTTCTGCTCGACAATATCCACCTCAATGACTTGCCCTTCCTGCACATCAATCATAAATGCTCGGGCATCGTCATCACTGGGAACAAATTTTCCTTGTATGTGACAGAGTTTAATTCTCATTGGACCTCCGTCAGGGCAGCATTGTCCAGGGTTAGGCTTTCACAGGCAGCCAGCATTCCTTCAATCTCATCACCGAGTTCTTCAATCACATCGATGGCTTCCTGAACAGTCTCCTCAGAAATTGGTCCGTGTTTTAGGTCGTGCAATACCCTTTCAGCTTTCTTGTTCATCACCATACTCCATGTCTGCTCGGTTCTGCTCGTAGTTCTCCTGGTCACGATGTCTGGTGTATTCATCCCCATGGGTTTCATCGTAATCGCGCTGTTGTTCTGCAATATCTACGGGATCTCTGCTCATTTTTTTGCCTCCAGGCGCTTGTTTACCTCATCAATCCTTTTTCCTATCCATCCCATCACTGGGACAGCCATTGAATTTCCCATGGCTTTATACCGTGGACCATCAGAACATTTTTCTGCTGGCTTTCCCCGGTAGGGTACTTTTGTGAAATTGTCAGGGAATCCCTGCAGTCTCTCGCATTCAACAGGAGTGAGCCTCCTGACTTGCATACCGGTTTGAACCACATCACCACCCTGGTTTCCGGCTGTTGGGCCAGTAGCCAATAAGGGCTGGCAGATATTTACCGGACGGGCTTTGTAATCCTTCCCGCTATTCTGGGGCATTATCGACCAGACCTGGGCAATCCCATGGACATCAGTGATATTCAGGGTGAATGCAGTTTCTTCATTGTGTCCCATCCCCTGAGAATTCTGGGATGTGGCGCCGGCTCCCTGCAGACAGTGAGTCTCAGCGATAAAAGTCTGCTGTTTCATTCCAGGCTGGGCTGATAGCGCACCGGGAACATCTACCTCACGGACTTCATCTCTCTGGTTCTGGGTAAATGCTACAGCATGGCTGTGGGCAGCAGTAATCGTGGGGGATGGATCGCCATCCTCCCCAATCCCACTACCCATCCTGCCATCATCTGAGGGCCTGCCCTGGCATACCATTGTATTGATCGGCATTACCACCATGGCTTCAGCTTCCACCCGGCTGTTGCCGGTTCTGCTGAAAGGTGGGCCACTGGATGTCAGGCTCGGGGATACTTCAGCGCATTCCTGCATGACCAGGGCTTGTTCTTCCACTCCTTTGCTACCGGTGCATCGATAGGGCGCACCACTTGCCAGAATTGTGGGACCAGTTTGCTCACAGCTTTCTACCTGGTCGCTACCGATCGTAAAGCCAGTTCCAGGCGCTCTGGCAATTTCTTCCCTCTTTTTTCTGCCCGGTGGAGGATACCCATACAGGCTTTCGCGCTCAAACAATACGCTTGCAGGTGGTCTCCAGTCTCCAAGATATCCGACAAGAAACACTCTTCTGCGTCGCTGTGGTACTCCGAAGTATTGAGCGTTAAAAATTCTGTATGCATACCCATACCCGATTTCCCCCAATCCCCCGAGAAAGGATCCAAAGTCCCGTCCTCCATTACTTGACAGGACACCGGGAACATTCTCCCAAACCACCCACTTGGTCCGTGTTCGTTCAGCAAGTTTAAGGAATTCGAGTGCCAGGTTTCCACGGTCGTCTGCCATTCCTTTTCTGAGTCCTGCGACACTGAAGGATTGACAAGGTGTTCCTCCGACAAGAAGGTCAATTGGCTCATATTCTTTTGCTCCGATGGTTGTGAAGTCTCCATGCAATGGGACATCAGGATAGTGATGGGTGAGGACAGCCCGAGGGAAGGGCTCAATTTCAGAATAGAAGCTTGGTTGCCATCCAAGAGGATGCCATGCCATGGAGGCAGCCTCTACTCCGCTACATACCGAGCCAAACCTCACGATTTTCCACCCGCAAAATTCGCGCAGGGTGGCTGGCTGGTTACTATGTGAAAAGTTTTTACATTGATAGCCAGCAATGCTTCCTGACAATCCTTGCAGATATAGGTGTGACCATAGAGATAGGCTTCGCCTGGAATCTCTGCACTATCCTTTGCGAGTTCTACCGCCTGGATTTCTGCGTGTACTGATTGGCACAGATGGTAGTCTTCTCCTGACTTTGCACCCTGGTCGGATCGTGGGCAGGTATGCCCTACATCACAGGTATTAAAGCCGACAAAATGCTGACCATCCTCCCGGACAATCATGCAATTTACCCTTTGTTTTAAGCACATTTTTCTCACTGCGTTATCCTCTTTTAGTTATATGCATTGCCGAGTCTATAGAATGTTAGTTTGTTATGCAAACCATTAAACGTGATCCAGTAGATATTATTTGTTTTGCATTGTGTCCTGGGTTATGAGAGGATTCGCTTGAATTTAACTGAGGGAAATATCTAATGAAGCTTTATGCCAAAGAGGATACTCGGGAAGCGATTGAAGAAATCATGAAGCGAACCGGGTGGACAAGTAGCAAGACATCAATGAAGGCACAGTTGCCAGCCAGCACAATTTACAGGATCCTGGCAGATGATCCAGGCAAGGCAATTTGCAAGCCAAACCAGAACACCAGAAAATTGCTTTCTAATCTGTTGAGAAGGGTGAGAAGAAATTATCCGCTTGACTCGGAAGAATCTTTAAATTAGTTTTGTGATCCACCAAAAGAAAAACCCCCGACCGAAATCGAGGGTTTTCCCAGAGGTAATCAAGGGCGCAGCTTCCCTTGAAAGATGTCAGTGCTTAGTTGACAGAAGGAAAGATACCACATTTTTCCCCAAATCAACAATAATCCTCTCTGGATTAGACCACTTCCCCATCTTTCTAAATACTGCCGGTGACGGGTATACCCACGGCATCCGATAATTGCGCAGAAAATCCAGGCAATGTTTGACCCCTTTATATCCTGGTCACATTATGGGACACCTGTGAGTGAGATGGCTTGCCATCAAAAGATAACTGAGTACCACGCTTCAAGACTGGCAGATCGTTATGACCAGTAAGTGGGAAAAGGGGTAAAATATAAATTAATTTTATAAATGAGGAAGTGAAAATGAGTAAGATACAGCCAGCAGTAATGGATTTAATTGAAGCATTCCAAGCTTGCAAGGGTGCGCAGGATCACATGGAGCGGTGCAAAAAAGCATTGGAAGGCGCAATCATCAATCGTGAAGCGGGTGATGATCCGGTGGGGACCTGGCAGTACCTTGGTCACAAGGTAGTAATCCCCAGCGATTGGAATAACGATATCCCCAATGTCAGAAAACATTTTGATGTCACCGAGATCGAGATGGATGACAAGGTCATTGTATTGGACCGGGCAGAGACAGCAACAAAGTAGAATTTTCACCCCGAGGACAATCTCCGCAGATGTTTTATGAGTTTGTCCTTGGTTAATTTCACTAAAAGAGGTAATCAGCATGAAAGCAGTTCAAGCACACACCGTAATCGCACTCCGTAAAAACGGATGCACTCACCCCCTGATTGAGACTTTATTCCAGGCGCCGTTATGCCAGAAACTAAGTCATTTCGAGGAAGTCACCCTTCTGTCGCTGGCTCAAGCCAATGACATCGAGATCACTCACTATGAAGAAACCCTGGTGGATATTGCCAATGGCAAGGGAGCAGTAATCCGCACAGAGTTGAAGGGGTGGTGATGGATAATTTCGATGAATTCTGGACTAACTGGATCAGGGAAGGACAGAACCTTGGTCCCAAGAAAAAAGCCAAAGAGCTCTATGCCAAAAAGGTAAAGACTGATGATGATCACATGGCAATCATGAGAGCATTATTCGAGTTGAAGGTTTACCGCAAGGCAGCCCGGACCAGGGGGGAGTGGCTTCCACAGCCTCCCCATGTATTCAGGTGGATCAGGGATGAAAGGTGGGAGGATGAGATCCCTGTCTTCCAGGATGCAGTTCCCGGGCAAAGCTTCATTGAGAAGCATTCAGATACATCATGGGCTGATCCAGCGCCACAATCCCTGGCTTTAGAGGTGATCGATGACTAAACCTACCCGAGACTATCCCTATATAACTGATCTGGTGAGGGAGGTTCTGCCTCCCCCTGGTCAGCCTTTCAGTTCCAGGCAGATCAGCGATGACCTGTGGACTCACCCTGATTTACAGCATATCCCAGAGCCTGAGTTCCCTCGGGTAATAGCCCAGCGCCTCATTCACATGAGGGTTCGGGGGGAAATAGCCATAAAAGGGCGAGAAATGCGACCAGCGCCACCCCATAACCTCTATGTGAAATTGTGATTTAAATCACATAAAAGCTTTGCATTTCGTTTCCAGATAGATATACTGCAATTACTGAAACGCAATACAAAATTTTAACTGAAAGAGGATATAAAGATGGCTACACAAAATCGCATTACCCTGAAGAACATTAAACACATGGCTTCCTTGTCTGAGGAAACTCATTGCTTTACAGCCACTGTCTACTTTGACGGTAAGAAGGTTGCTGAAGCTTCCAATCGTGGGCATGGTGGTTGCACAGATGTTCACTATGAATCACATCAAGCTGGTGAAGCTGTTGCCGATTTTATTAGCACTCTTCCAGATGTAGTTTCTAGCATTCCTGACTTCACCTATAAACAGGATGATGAGTCTGTCATTAATGACTTGCTTGAGGACTTCCTTTTCCAGAAACAGATCAAAGCTGATCTTAAAAAGAAAATCATGTATCTGGCTGATGATGGCTCTATCCGTGGCACTAAAACCATGACAGCCCAGAAGCGCGATCTTTACCTTGGCGAATACCTTCCAAAATTGCTGAAGGATTGGGGCATTAAACAGGAACAGATTTTAAACCTGATGCCTTTTGAAAAAGCTTATTCAATTCTGGAGGCGCAAGCGTAATGGATTACGATATTCATAACAGTAAAGGCGCATGGATAGAGTCATTTTCTTCGTACAGTGACAAGGAAGCGATTCAGTATGCTCAGTGCAGATACACCCGTGGAGACTCTCTGCAGGTATCAAATTTGAGAACAGGTGAGATTCTCCAGAAGGCGAATCCAGAGGTGAAGAAATGAAAAAGGTAACCGGATATTTTATCTCTGCAGACGATCACGGCAATTTCACGGGTGACATATTCTTCAAGGGAGATCATGTCACTGAAGTGATCACCGATACTGACTATGCCCTGGTCGAGTCCAAGACAAGGGATGAGTGCCAGATTCTCAATGGCACTCGAGGCATGAGTGGGCTTTTGCATGAAATCCCAGAGGAGGACTTGTACAGCCCTACTCCGGTTGATTTTGAAACCTATGACTTTAACGCAGTTTTCACGGAAGTTTTTAATGGAGAGTAATTATGCAGACTAAGCATATAGATCGCAGGGCAATGGATTGGTTTTTTGATTCAGATATCCTGCAAATTGAAGGGACTGATGATGGAGCATTATTTGTGCTGGCTGATTCACAAGTGGATGAGAGATTCCAGGTTATGTCTGATGACGAAATTGGATCAATCACCAAGGTTTTTAATAGCATTAAATGGAGACCTTCTGAACCAGAAGGCATGGAGCAATTATGACAGTTGATAAAAAGAACAATCTCCACCTGTGGAGTCAAGTCTGCAAGACAGATCCTCAAGACACCAAAAAGATCACTGGTGGCAATCTATCCGGGATGACCTCATTGCCGGGTACTCTGGTGATCCAGAGCGCCACTGAGCAGTGGGGACCAATGGGTACTACTTGGCGATTCGAGACTATCGAGGAGCGATGGGATGAGGGTGGTCCTATTGGCATTTTCCCGCCTCCGACCGGTGATCCCGTCCACGATACTGCAGTTCAGAAAGTAATCTATGGCAAGTCTCACACCATCAAATTGCGCCTGTATTACGGCATTATTGATGGAAAGGTAACTGAGTCCACTCCCTGGGTGGAAGCCTATGGACACACCCCCTACCTGCATTACAACAAGAAATACAACAGTTTCCAGGCTGATGAAGAAGCCCCGAAGAAGTCCTACACGGATGCGCAGAAAAAATGCCTGTCTATGCTTGGCTTCAATGCTGATATTTTCTTGGGGTATTTCGAGAATCCTGAGTACATCCAACAGCGCACCAATGAGTCCAGGATCGAGAAGGCGAAGGACCAGGAAGCTGAGGTCGAATTGCAGAAGCATGAATACGATCAGTGGTGGGAAACTAATCTGAAAACATTACAGGGCGCTGTCAGTCAGAATGATCTGGCTCTATGCTTCAAGGTAATGCTCCAGAGAGTTAATGCAGAAAAAGATGCGACCAGGCAGAAGGAATTAATCATTGCCAAGGATGCCCGTAAAGCCGAATTAGAAGCCAAAGGAGAAAAGTAATGGGACAGACTCTCAGAGAAATGTCGCAGGACATGAAGGAATTAGAGGATATGCTGATTGAAGGCACTCTTCCGGAAGAGGCGTATGCCGACACCAAAGAGATGATCATGCTGGATATGCAGGACAAAGCATTGGGGTACATGAAAGTGGATCTCAATCTGGATGACTACATTGATGCTGCCTCGAAAGAAATCGCTCGGATCCAGGACATCAAAAAGAAACTGCAGAATGCCAAGCAGAACCTGCGCACCCGTATCAAGGATGCCATGGATTATGCCGGGATCAGCAAGATCGCCAAGGATGACAAGTCCGTCACCATCACCCTGGGCAAAGCACCGGTGATTTGTAAGATCATCGATGTAGAGGATCTCGCGCCTGAATGGTATGACGTAGTGGTAACCAAAAAGCCAAAGACTGCCGAGATTAAGAAGGCGCTCCAGGAGGGAGTTGAAGTCGAAGGCGCTGAATTGGGTGAAGGTTCACGATCACTGCGAATCTATTAAGGGGTAATTTATGTTGATACTTACCAGAAAAGTAGGTGAGACAATCGTGGTCGATGGAAACATCAAGGTGGTGATCATGGGTATCGAAGGCAAAAACATCAGAATCGGTGTGGATGCTCCCAGGTCGGTGACAGTTCACCGGGAAGAGATCCAGGAAAGGATCAACAAAGGAGAGCCAGACAAGAAATTTCTCCGGGAAGCAGATAAGGAGTGGTCATGAACCAGCCTGAATTATTTGACGGACAAGAGCTCAAAGAGCAGGGAATGAAACAAGCCCTGGACAATGCTAATGCACACCACGAAAAATGGGGTGACAGGGCGCTGGAGTATCTGAAGGTGTTTCCTGAGAATCGGTTCATGGTAGAGGACCTCCGCTTCTGGGCATACAAGCATGGGCTGCCTGAGCCTCCTCACGAAAGAGCATGGGGAGGTGTTATCTCTAAAGCGAACAAGCTGGGCATAGTCCGGCATGATGGCTATCAGCAGGTAAAAGCCCCAGGATCCCACCAGGCGATTGCGTCTGTTTGGGTGAGAATCTAGTCCCCAGCCAAGGTGATATCCTCACCTCAGTATCAGGCCCACCCCCTCCTGTGGCGGTATGGGGGCTCTAATTTAAAAGGATAGAGAAATGAAAGAGTTGAAAAGGCTTGCCGAAGAATGGCAAAAGGAAGGAGACTTTATAAACAATCCGCATGACGACCCTTGTGACAGAGCCGGGGGGCGCGTATACCAAAAGTGTAGCAAGCAGTTACTCGAAGCCCTATCATCCCTGCACACCTTCAATCCTGAGAAGGAAGCGCCCTTACCTAAAGAGTTAATAGGGTTTCTTTTAGGAGAATGTGAGTATCAAGGGTATGACTTTGGCGATAGGCCACCATTAGTAAATAACAGACCAATTAGATTCTGGTGGCGAAACCTTATAAGGCAGGCGGTAAAAGCCCAGGAGAAGCAGGAATGATTAAAGCAATCAGGTCATTTTTTACCATGCAGAGAAAGCATTGCCTATTCATTGACACAGTGGTTGGAAAAGAGGTTTTTCTCTATGTTGACTGTTACGGCCAGGAGTGGATGGCTTCATTTATTTGGACTGACAGAATGAAAAGGGAAAAGCAGGAATGAACAGACATGATGATATGCCCTGGTCAATATGATCTAGTCTCCGATATTAAAGTTTCGGGTTTCACCATTGGCCCAGGCAGTTTCACCAGTAAAGATCCCAATGGAAGTCCAGCCATTCCCATCAAAGTATTGGATATCAAAATCCAGTGGAGCAGTGGTGGCAGCAGTTGAGGCATCAGCCTGGATATCTACACTGCCCACCAGTTCTACGGCAGCAAACTGTACTTCCAGGTCCTCTGGATACACAGCAGCGTTCTGACTCTCCCAGGAGGTGGCAGCAGATCCATCAAAGGCATCAGCAGGATTGGTCGCACCACCAGATGATGAAGCTGAGAAAGATGCGCCAGTCTGATCAACAGCCACTCCAGCCAGGTCTTTGTAGATACACTGGGCAATTGCCACATATCCGGCCCCATTATCATCTCTCACAAGTACCCTGTACACCGATGATCCGGTGAATTCCTCTACATGGAATTTACTATTATAGTCACAATCCATAGACCCATTACTGCTCAGGCAGGATGCAGTCATGATATCTTTCACTGCACACTCGACCACATCTGTCCTGATTACTTCTAGTTTTAAATCAGGTGGGTATCGGGTGATATTTAACATCAGATCGCCATTAGAAGTGCTGTATGAATTCGTAAGCTGAAGGTTTTCTGCTGGCTTGCCACTGGCTACTGAGTAGGTGAATTGCAGACATATACCCTGGGCTGCATTCATTGCGGATCCAGAGCCAAAGGTAGTGAACATGACGATGTCCGTCATTTCAAAAGTGAATCGCAGTGTCCCTGTTGCATCAAGGTCTGCTCTGTGGATACCCGTATCTACACCAGCATTCTCTATCCAGCCATTATTTACCTCGACATACGTTCCAGGATTATTAGCCACACTCAAACAGTTGCCGGTTGCACCGCAGTTTGCCCCGTCAATAGCAAAAGGGGGCTCCCAGTAAAATGCCCAGGGACCGGTAGGTAGAGAGATGTCATATCCCTCCCCCACTCTGGTGCGAATTTTTGTTGCTGGACTACCTATTGAAATCGGCATTTTAAATCGCCACCGTTACTACGCCATTGGCTGTATTGATAGTTTCTATTTTGGTGTTCACGGGGTTGTAGAATATCTGATACTGAATGACAGGATCCTGGAAGTCCCATACACCTGAGCCAACATGAATAGCAAAGACTCGAGTACCACCGGCCCATGCACCCGATCCAGTTCCATCAATATAAGCGATGGTCCCATCTGCA